CGGAGGAATTAAAGTCATCACTCCATCAAGCCTTGGTGAATTTAGCATATTAGACATATCGGTTTAGTGCTATGCCACTTTACAACGACAACCTAGACGATCTTCTAGCCATATCCGGGTCGTTTAGTTTTGATGGGGGCCAGGTATCCGGCGTCACGCCAAGCCTAATTGCAAACAACCAGGCTAGCGATCTTTCCAATATGACGATAAGTCCGTCTGGGATTCTCCAGACGAGACAGGGGATCGAGCAGATATCTTCCAATGTATCCAGCGGATCGTCGATCCAAGGCATGCACTATCTCGACACTCCAAACATCGAACACATTATTCTGGCGACGAACGGAACGATCTACAAAAGCACAAGTGCCACTAGCTTTTCTACGACAAACGGTACGGTCACAAGCGGGGCTGTTGACGTAGACTTTACGCAATTCAAAAACAAAATTTTCTACACGGACGGAGCTAGCGAACTTCATTACACGGACGGAACAACGTCGTACAGGCAGGGGTCTAAGGTGTCGACAATTACGGTCTCAACTCAGGGCTTAGGATATACCGGATCGACTGTGGCAGTAACGATTGGAACCCCAAATTTAAGCGGAGGAACAAATGCGACGGCAGTTGCATTGATTTCAAGCGGAACTGTTTCTGGCGTAACAATTCTAAACTCGGGATCTGGATACACATCTGCTCCATCAGTAACAATAGCTGCACCACCCGCTGGGGTCGGACACTTTACGGCAACGGCTACAGCAACCATATCAAGCATCGCCCCAGCCGGACTTCGACTTGTCCGCCAGTTTACGAATCGACTTTTTGCGGTTGGAACAGGAGACAATCGGAACACTCTCTATGCATCAGATCTTCTTGATGCCGAGGTCTGGAAGTCGACGAACAGCATTATTGTCGGTGGCGACGACGGAGAAGATATTGTGGCAATCCAGCCTTTCTTTGATTACGAAATTCTTGTGTTCAAGCCTAATAAAACTTACCTGGTAACAGCAGATCCAACAAAGACAACAGCTGCCGAATGGACCGTAAGATTAATCAACGATAAGGTTGGATGCCAGGCCGGTAGAACTGCAATCTTCACGACTAAAGACGTGTTCTTTTTCTCGAACGACGGAATAAGAAGCGTAGTAAGATCATTGGCAGACGACTTTTATACTGTCGGAGTTCCAATGTCCGAGCCAGTAAAAGACATTATTGCGAGAATCAATAAAGGATTTGTCTCAAGGAGCAATGCAGCTTTTCACAATAATAGATACTTTCTAGCGCTACCCTTAGACTCTTCGACCACATGCAATTATGTGCTCGTATACAACACGATCTTTGGGTCATTTGAGGGGCTATGGTCAATTAATGCCAGCAGAATGGTGACAACGAACTTTTCTTCTGGATATACAACCACTGGAGTCAAATTAGCTATTGGTAGCCCAACAGGACAAGTCGGGCATCTGTACGACTATCTTGACCCAGATCTCCAGGGTGATGGTGACACGAACTTTAAGGATTATGGATCGTCATACGAGAGCTACCTTGTGACTAAAGCGTATGACCTAGACGACAAGGTATCCAAGAAGTATGGATCTCACTACGAGATTGAGTACTTTTTTTCGACAGCAACAAACTGCACAATCCAAATGAAGCGCGAGACTGATTCCCAGTACGTCACAATTGGGACAGCGGTTGACACGTCTACCCCCGGAGGATTGACGCTACCGTTCACACTTCCAGCCACCCTTTCGGCTCAAACACACAACTTCCGGGCAGATAGTCTCCGGTCGTACCAGAAGTGGCGGAATATGAAAATTAAGATGCTGGCCCCATCCAGAAAACTTTCCATTAGGCAGATCACAATCGCGGCTAACCCGGACACGATCGAAATCCAGAGCAACATATGACAGCGGTTGAATACATTGAACTGTCCGGCGTCCCGGAGTCGAGATGGCCTAATTTTAGGGAGTGGTTTAAGTGGTACCAGGACAACTACCTGGTTGGGATTGCCAAGGACGGAGACAAGATCTCCGGGGTGGCAATTGCAAGGTGCTTGCATGAAGGCGAAGAGCCTATACATTATGTACATAGGCAGAATGGAAACACTGCATTTGTAGACTTGACGGTCACCTCTACAGATGGTAGTAGTACACCTTATAGCCGTTTGGCTATGAAGACATTATTGTCTATACTCTGGAGCAGATTTGGCCCGAAGAAGAATATTGTTTTTAATAGGGGTGGGAAAAGAAAGGTTTACGATTACATGAAATTTATGCGAAAGGCACTACTATAATGGGAGGCTCACCATCAATTCCGGCACCACCTCCCCCGCCCAATCCGGTAAACGCGGCCAAGGCGAACGAGCTTTACTACCGTTCTTCATTGGAGACATATATTGCAAATCAAGGCGACGTTGCTGCGCTAGAACAGCGCCTCCGCGAGAAGTATAATCCTCGTCAGCGCGAACTTGAGCGCCAAATGTCGGCACTAGACGCGCAGAGGGCGGCACAGACAGGGCTCCAAGTTGAGCGTGAATACGGACCGCAAAGGTCTCTTGAGGCACTGCGAAGACAGTACGAAACGAATCCAAATGCGTTTGCAGTACAACGAGGACTAGGGGCCCAGGCCGCGATTCAGTACGCTCGCCTTTATGGTCAACCGGCAGAGGCTTCTGTTCCGTATGAGGTAACGAAATCTGCTGGAGCAAAAGAAGCAAACTATTTAACAGGGTTATCGTAATATGGCAGCACCAGCACAAACAGCAGAACAAAGAGCAGCCTACATTAAGGACACTCTAAAAGTTGACCCTGAAATTTTCAAGTCGTCTGGATACAATATTGCTGCAGCAACTAAAGCAGCCCCAAGCATAACCAAGTTCCAATCAATGGGAATGACGGACTTTTCGTCCGTTGTGAATGCAAAGGGTGTATTTGATACAGCCAAAGCTGAAGAAAGTCTGATCAAGGACGTATATAAACTAGACCCGGCTGAATACAAATCGGCTCCAAAAACAGTAGCGGACACAACCAAGTCCAAGGTTTATGACAGGGCAACAGGAAAGTACGATTTCCCTAAAGTAACAATTCAGAATTACGACATTGCGAAGGCAAATCAAAAATATCAATTTGAACAGCCGAAAATTCAAAAAGTATCTGATCTAGAAAAAGAGCCAGACAATTTATTACAAGCATTAAATTACTACACGACAGCGTTAAGCGCGGCTCAGAAGGTTGGAATAAACAATCTTAATGCCGCAGATACTCAGTCACTAAAAGACGCGGCAAGACTTGTCAGAGATTTTAAGACAGGAAATTTAAGCAAAAATGCAATAGATATTATTGATAAAATTGGAGACGTTGAGTCGAAGCTGAATGAAATAGAGACTCAAAAAGAAATAGTAAAACAAGCGAATGCCGCAATTGCAAAGTTCAAGGGATCTCAACAACAGTCGCAAAAGGGACTCGCACTAGAGGAAGAGAAGAAGCTAACCAGATTGCTTTCCGAGGCGAGCCAGGGGGCCCCTCAAATTGCGGAGCTTGTAACAAGAGTAAACATTCAGGATCTTTCTCCTGGAATTGGAAAAATTCCAGAAGAGGACATGAAGGCGCTGGATAATTCTCTTGCAAATTTAAAGTTTGACGTAGCAACAAAAGAAAGCGGAAGCAAACTTCTTGGAAAGCTGAACATCAATGTCACAGATCAGCAAATCTTGGATGACATTAATTCTAGGACAAAGGCAAAGTACGACGAGCTTTACGCAACGGCAAATTCAATAGCTTCTGATTTGAAGGGTCAAATTGATGAGGCGACTCAGTACGGAAAGGATCTTCCGGAGGGGGACAGAAGGGTTGACCTTAATAACAAATTTATAGCTGATCTTCAGTCCAAGCTAGACGCTGTCAACGAAGACGTCGCAACGACAAAGGGTCTGGTTGACAATTACAAGCCAACAACAGTGGAAGAGGGTGCTGGTGTTCTGAAAACTTTCCGGGAATCGCTCCTGCTTCCAGAGCAAAGAATGGTGGACGAGATACGGCAGATCGACCCAGCTACTGCCGCCATGATTGAAGACCTTACAAAGGGATACGCTGATTTAGCGAAGGCCGACATTGGAGAGACGACCGATCCGGCTACCGAGGCTCTACGCAGGGACATTCAGGACAAACTTACTGCACAAGTTGCGCTAGGATCTCAACTCGACGCCGAAGAACGTAGGCAGTACGAGCAAGCAGCTAGGGGAGCGCAGACTGCTAGGGGCAACATATTTGGAGTTGCCCCAGCCGTTGAAGAGGCTGTTACGACCGGGCTTGCCGGTGAGGCCAGGATGCGGGAAAGGCTCGGAGCAGCTTCCAGCTTCCTATCTTCTGGTCAAAGCGTAACAGACGCGCTCAGGAGAGATAAGGCATTCCGCGAGGCCGCAACGCTCAATAGGCTTGGTGCAGCTGCCGACTTTACCGCGTCCGGAGCTACCATGTACAACATGGCAAATCGCCGGGCTGCGGAACAAAGCGGAGGACTTGCCGCACTTGTTGCAGGGGCCGGGACAACGACAACAGGAACATTCGGCGGGGGTCAGACAGCAAACATTCCATACATGTACGTCGATCCGATGGCAGGATTTAGGGGCGCCCAGAATGCTACTGCTCTTTATGGTAGTGAGGCCGATTACTTGGCTAGGACTTATGGTGCCTATGTTAATGCCCAGGCGACTACGAACGCGGCAAATTCCACTCCCGCCTACCTAAGCGCTGGGGCGAGCTTACTTGGAAAAGTCACTCCAGGTGGCTTCTTTGGCGGACCTGAGGGAGGACCTATTTTCTGTTGGGTCGCTAGGGAAGTTTATGGAGAGGACAATCCTAAGTGGCTACAATTTAGAGAGTGGATGCTAACCAAGGCGTCTGACAATCTGAGAAACTTCTACACTGAATATGGAGAAAGAATTGCGGAATCGATACGCAACAAACCGAAAATCAAGTCAATCATCCGCAAGTGGATGGACAGCAAGATAGGATAATATTATGGCAGGACCAAGAGCATTATTTCCGTTCCCGGGACAGGCGGAAGAATATCGCAAAGAAGATGCTCGTCAGGCACTAGAAGACGAGGATCGCGCGCTTCGAGTTGAAATGCTCAAGCAGAAACTTTATCCAGAGCAGGAGGCAAGACGAGTTGGTCAGGCGCTGATACAGTCCTCTGATCCTGTCGAACAGGCCGCGCTGATGAATAGACTCGCCGAGACTACCGGTACGAGAGCAGCGCCAGGAACTAGCATTGTAGTCCCAGCCGGACTTCCGGAGGAACTTGTCGACGCGTATGTGGATCGCCAGGTCAACAAGGTTAAGTATTACAAGGAAAAGGCAATGATGGAGCCAGACCCTGAAAAGCGCAGAATTATGATGAGCGTAGCCGATGCTGGCGAGAAAGCTCTTGTCGCTAAGGGCAAGGAATTGACACAGGCAGATTTTGCGTTTGAGTCAAATATCCGTGAAGCATACCGCATGGCAGACGAGCTCGAGAATACTGTTAAAAAGTACGGAAATTTTGAAAGCATGGACCCAGAGGGGTCCGCAACACTGAAGCAAATTCCTTACCTATTCGCAGTATCTTTGGCGAAAGTTCTTGATCCAGGATCTGTGGCAAGAGAGGGCGAAGTTGAGGCGGCTAGGAAGTTTGCCATTCCGATGGGAACAACTCCTGTATCCGTTGGCTTTAATAATCCAGTCACAGGGCCCACCACAGCAACAACACTCGCTGCGATCAAGAGCATGAGGACAAGGCTCAAGGCAAGGGCTGAAGACTATAAGAGCATTGCCGGTAGGACAGTCGAGTTGCCTAAGTCAAACCAAGACGATCAAACGCAAGGCAAACAAGCCGGACAGGTTGGGCAACAGCAACAGGCACCGCAACAACCAGTGCAACGCCCGATGAGCCCATCCGGATTCGGCGGATACGATCCTCGCACTCGCAAGGTAATTCAAAACCGCTAGTCGGTCATGGCCGACGAAATCATTCAGGACCCACTGGAGGCAGCAAATTACTTGCTGCGCCAGTACCGCGACAATCCAGATTTTGAGTTTACTCAGGAGGAGGCGTCGCTAGTTCACGGAGCCTATGGTGGCGGAGTTTCATTTGTCGACTCGAAGCCTGTCATGGACGAGGCATCGACCTCGTCGTTCCTAAGATCTCAGGATGAATCCGATCCAACATTCATAGCCAGCCCAGAAGAGTTTTCGATTCTCAAGGCTACCGAGCCTGGCGCGATCAGCAGAATTGCAGAAGGTGCAGCTGGGGCTGCGGAATATTTTAAGCCTGTAATCACAGAAGGCATCCCGGAACTAATCAAAACGGCATCGATGCGCGAGCCAAGACCTGGCGAACAACCGACTTCACTTCCGGCTACGTTACTGGAAGCCGGGGCTAGGGGGACGATGGATGTCGGAATGATGGCAGCCGGGGCTTCAAAGTTTATCGAAAAGGCTCCGTACATGGCGGCTGGTGCTCTTGGCCTTCAAGACGACTACAAGTCGTACATCAACCAGAAGACAATTGACCAGAATTATCAGATGCAGGCGGTCGACAAGATTAACGCTGAGAGGGCTACAGGCAAAAGCATAATTGGACTTCCTGAAGGAACATTCGCACCTAAAGCCGCGGAGGCAGCCAGCATGGTCCTAGATCCTACGCTCGCAGTTCCGTTTGTCGGGCCTGGAGCAAAGGCAACCGCTGCTGGAGGCAGGGCACTGAGGGCCGGGACGAGAGTTGCCGGTGGGATCGAGACTGCGGCTCGGGCAACAGGAGGAGCGATCGATCTTGGAGTTGAGAAGATTGGCGAAACCGTCCAGAGAGTATTGCCTGGAGTTAGCGCGCCGAAGACAGTTGGAGCAATTGCCACAGGGGCAGCAGCCATAGGCATTCCCGGCGCGTTCCCAATCGGAGCCAAGATTGCTGGAGCAAGGGCCGGTGCAGAGGTCGTCGAGCGTGGAGCACAGGCTGCGCGCATAGCCGGAGAAGAGATCCTGACAGGACCATCCAGAATGACCGTCATGGAGCGCGTTGCCAAGAACCAGAAGAATCCTGAGTGGCTGAGAAAGGCCGCGAACAATTCGATCGTATCGTCTCCCATCACGCAAGGGGCCGCGGAGCTTGGCCTGGAGACAGGCAAGGGTGCCGTTAAGTCTGCGGCCGTCGGAGCAGGGTTGGGCTATGTGGCGTCCGGTGGTGAAGAGGAAGGCATTGGTGGCGGAGCCGTTATCGGTGGCGGACTCGGAGCAGTTGGCGGGACGATCAAGGGCCTGGCCGAAATCCCAGGTAAGAAAGCCATAGCCAAGCAGGGTGACGTGAACAGGCTGTTTGCAAGACAGGCTGATCTCGGGCTAGACGTGAACAAGATTGCCGACTATGTCCGCAAGGATAATCGCCCATTCCTAGACGCTGCGACTCTCCAGATGATGGCTCCTGACGTTCAAGTTGAGTTTCATGGACGCGATTCATTTATGATGCCCGAGAATGCCGGGATCAACGCGGCCGGAGTGGTTAAGGCTATTCCTGACAAGTCCGGTACGACAAGGCTTCTGGTCAACATGGACGACATGCGGTCATCCGGGGATACGGTTAAGCATGAGATCATGCATGCCATCATGAAGTCCCCGGCAATCAACAAGGCTGAAGGACGAATGGCAGTTATGTCGGAATATGGTGAAGAGGGTCTACGCAAATTTGGCAATGAGTACGCCAGGAGGCTTCTGGAGGGTGAGCGCCAAGGACGAGGGGCACCAACTGAGGCAGAGGTCCGGGCCAAGGCAAATGAGCTACGAGAAGGATCTCAGCGGTCCGAGCCTGGGGCCGGTGACCTGGATTGGATCGCGGACGAGGTCCTAGCAGAACAGTTTGTGGGAGAGTTCCGCGGGAAGGACCTAGATTCCCTGCGACGCAAGACCATCCCTGGAACAAATCTTTTATCGTTACAGGAGGGCTATTTGGCTCCTGTTGGAAGGCTTTTGAATAAGTTCGGGATCGATACGACAGGTCCCAAGCCGACGAATATTGACACTCTATTCAAAGACAATCCGTTGGTGCCATCGAAACAGTTGCGCGAACTGACGACAAGATGGTTCCGGGATCGCGACAAGTATCTCGACGGACTAGACAAGGCCGAGAAACAGAAAGACGTCGTACTAGTCCCCGGGGCTGGCAACAAGAATTTAGCCAACAACCCAGCAATCAAGTTTACTCGCAACAGGAAGACGAACCTCGAAGAGAACGACTTTGCCGTGAAGTTCCCGGACGGAACCGTCAGGGCTAAAGATCCAGCATCGATTTTGGCAGTTGACAAGGCCCGGGTGGCAGACGTCGCCAGGATGTATGACCCAAATGCTGTGCTAGAACGCGGAAGCCCCGAGTTTGGCGTCAAGATTCAGTCCGATGGAAAAGCATATGTTGGAGGGCCGAAGCTGCCGGAGGCTTTCTACAATCTTGACAGCTTCAATGATTTTACCAAGGAAGTCGCCAAGACGCTCGAAGACAGTCGCCAGGAGGGTAGGACATTTGCGGTCTGGTACCAGAAGGTTGGCACAGGCGAGGACGGAAGCTGGGCTCAGTCTGTTAAGCGCGGACTAGGCAACATCAAGGTTGGTCAGTCAGAACTGTCGTTCCTCGGGTGGCGCCTGTCTAAGGCTGGGAACATCCTGGCCCAGGCAGTAGACATATCTGCTCTCCGCGGTCGCATGCTTGATTTTGCCAGGAGTGGCAAGGGCCGGATCA